TTTTTCCACCTTTTTTTTAGTAAATTTAGCATTTCTGTTACAAATAATAGGAATCGTTTATTTTCGTTCATTAATTGAAATTAAAAAAAATTGGCCTTTGTATCGTTGTAACCCTCCATACTGGTTTTTTTCAGATAATATAGCGGAAGATTTCACCTATTGTGTTCACAATTCACAAATAAATATTCTTGGTTATTTACTTAAACCTATCACTTATTTGATTTCTAATTTAATTGAAATTAGTGCCGAATTCAATGAAAATATCAACAACATCCGTTTTATGATAAGTAATATCCGCGGCTTTTTTGGTAGCGCCATTCAAAGAATTTCTGGAATGTTTTTCAATATTGTTCTTGAATTTCAAAAAATACTAATCAAACTTAAAGATATGGTCGGTAAACTTGTTGGCATCAATTTAACCATTTTATACGTATTAGATGGTTCCATTAAAACAATGCAAAGTGCATGGAATGGTCCACCCGGTAAAGTGGTTCGTGCTATCGGAAGTTGCTTTCATCCTGAAACAAAAATAAAAACAAAAGACGGGCAAATCTTTGCAATGAAAGATCTACCTTTAGGAAGCGAATTGATGGGTGGTTCTAAGGTTTTCTCTGTCTTGAAAATTGATAATGCAAATAAAGATTTGCTGTATAAAATCAAAAATGGTGTCAATGGCGACGATATTTATGTTACAGGTGAACATTACATTTTTGATGTTAATAGCAACAGGTTTATTCAAGTGAAGGACTCATTGAATTCTGAAATACAGGCTTCTATTTATTCCGATTGGTTTTCGTGTTTAATAACCACTAATGGTCGCATTCAAATAGAAGACCACATTTTCTGGGATTGGGAAGACGATGTATTGAATTTTAAATGAAAATGAAAATGAAAATGAAAATTAAAAATAAAGTAATGGTATTATTATCCATTTATACTATATACCATATAGTATGAATGAAAATAAAGAAGACATAAAATATCTTAAATTTAAAATGCAAAATACAAGTGACTATGTGAATAAAATATATGACAATATGACCTATTTTGATATGTACGGATCAAGTGTTATTTTATTCATTTTTATCACATTATTTGTATTTTTTATTTACACCTTTTTCCAAGCCATTCAAAAGAAACAAGCCCTTACAGATGATTGGACAAATCAACGATGCAATCCTAAATACATACCATTTGCTGGCTTTATTAATGCTCCTGAAGGTTTAACTGCTTTTCAATACACTGGAGAGAACTTTCAATTTTGCACTCAAAAGGTTTTCGTTGATATTTTCGGCAACGCATTGAAACCAATTGAGTTTATGTTATCAGGATTAGTTCATTTTTTTAAATTACTTATGGAATCAATTAATCAAATCCGATTCGTTTTATCTAGTTTAAGAAACAGTATCGGTAATTTTATTAAGGAAATAATACGCAGAATTGCAATTGTAATGATTCCATTACAATCCGTTATGCTTAAAATTATTGACCTTCTAAATAAAATAAAAGCGGTAATGACAGCGTCATTGTATACCGTATTAGGATCATATATGACAATGAAATCATTATTAGGTGCAATTATGGAACTGATACTTAAAGTTATGTTAATTATGACCATTATTATTGTTGGGCTTTGGGCGGCTGGTCCTTTCACGTGGCCTGTTGCTGCTGCCGCTAGTACTGTATATTTAGCGTTATCCATTCCAATGGCAATAATACTATTTTTTATGTCGGATGTACTACATATTAAATCGTCTTCTATACCTAAATTACGACGTTGTTTTGATAAAAATACTCCCATTAAAATGTTTGACGGAAAAATGAAACCAATTAAAGATATTGCAGTCGGCGATCTACTTGAAAATGGTATCAAAGTCACTTCTAAATTCAAAGTAGACTCCTCAAATTTGAAAATGTTTAGAATTAAAGGCATTATTGTGAGCGAAACCCATGTCATAAAATATAAAGATAAATGGATACAAATTATTGAACATCCAGATGCACAAGAGTTGTTCAGAGGCACTTATAACGAACCATTTTTGTATTGTTTGAATACTAGTAGCAAAGAAATTACTATTAATGGCCTAACTTTCAGCGATTGGGATGAACTTTACGGAGATGAATTGAATTGGGTCCTGCGTTATATATCTTCTGAGTTTGATGTTTTAAATATAAATGATAGAGAGAATATTCATCGCTTTTTGGAAAAAGGATTTGAATATGATACCAATGTCTATCTAGGGGATAATACAAAACGTTGCATTAAATATATAAAAGTTGGTGATAAATTGTCTACCAATGGAACTGTTTACGGTATTGTTGAGGTTCTGAATCCTTGTGAAAAAGATGACAAATTATATCATTTATTAGTTACGAACAAATGTTTTGAAACAGATTTTAAAATAATTAGGGATTATAATGATACAATTGATTCTATTTGTCTTATTTCAAATAAATAATTAATATTGATAATATGTATAATGTTTGACGCAGAAATTTCAGTTGGTTCTTACAAAATAAAGGTAAAAATATTACTTGCCTTTATATTTTTTCTTTGGATCATTTTAGGTAATACTCTTTACTCATGTTGTGTTGTGGAAGGGTTCAAAGAAGAAGAAAAGAAAAGGGAAGGGTTCACTGGATCCAAAATTTTAGACATTTTTAATGAAATGAAGTTTGCTCCCGAGTGTTGCCCTAATGCGTATACATCTAGCAGTGGATGCGCTTGTATGGATCAAAATATGTATAAGTATTTGCAAAATCGCGGAGGAAATAATGTACCATTTTCTCAATATTAAAAATAGAAGTTATTTTTGGTTTTTATTTCTTTGTTATTTCTTTAAAAATGGTTTATAAATATGTTGGTTTATAAATCATTTATTTTTTATATTTCTTTTTATTATAATTATTTATATTTATATTTATATTTTATTAAATATACAGACCACTCATCGTAACACTTTCTTTTACATTTTTGATTAATTTGTCAACAATCGCCTTTGTAACCGTAAATGGGAATTCCACTTTTAGCGACATATCTTCTTCAAATAAATTGGATCCTGGTTTCATCAAACGATATAGATTCAACTTTGTGTATATTATTTCCAAACATCGTTTTAAATTTCTCACTCCATCTTCCTTTGAGCAGCAATTTTCAACAATATAATGAATAACATCATCAGGAACAATAATGTCGCCATTTTCAAAACGCACTTGTTCTCTAATCTTCGGCAACAAATAATCGTTTGCAATGACCGTCTTTTGCTTCTGATTGTAACCCTTTGTCTGGATTCTATACATTCTGTCTCTCAAAATGGGATTCACCTTTGATTCATCATTGTAACTGAAAATAAACAAGCATTTACTTAAATCAAAATCTATCTCGGTAAAATACTTGTCGTGGAATTGTGAGTTTTGACTTGTATCTGTCAAGTGCGTCAAGATTCCAGTGATTTCTTCTCCTTTTGGTGTGTCACTGATTTTATCTAACTCGTCAAAATATATCACTGGATTCATGCACTTGCTGTCAATTAATATTTGCACTATTTTGCCCCAAGTAGAGCCTTCGTATGTGTAGCCATGGCCTTCTAAAAAACTGCTGTCTGTTGCTCCACCTAGCGCAATAAAAGCAAAGGGTCTATTGAGGATCTTACTGATGCCCTCTTTCACAATGCTCGTTTTTCCCGAACCTGCGGGGCCATGTATCGCAATAGCGGTTCCAATTGCTTTCGGATTCGTCATAAATTGTCCTAACATTTGCATTATTTGCATTTTGGCATCATTCATTCCGTAAACTGCTTCATTCAATGTTTTCTGTGCATTCGCCATAAATTCGTGACACGCTTCAACTCCATTATCAATAGTGATTGGAAGCGTCTTGTAATTATTGAATGGCAGACGCATAAACGTATCAACCCAATTTTTAATTTTATAGAATTCACCGCTTCCTGGCTCCATATATCGTAATGTGGCGATTTTTTTCATTGCTGCACTTTTTAATGCAATCGGGATGTCAGATTCTAAAAGAGTGAGACGATATGGCTTCTCAATTCTTGTTAGTTTATTTATCTCTCTTAACTCCTTTATAATCTTCTTTTGCTGATCAATTTCCAACTTTTCAAAGAAATCAAAGTCATTTAATGTATTTTTATCTCTTAAAATGCGCCGAAAGATCCTATCATTTCTCTCCTTCATCTTCTTTTGAACCTTTTCTTGATTCTCTTTTGTCTTTTTCATCTTTTCCTCACACATTTTTATACATTCTGTAACTAATGGATCATCTTTATTTTTTGATTGTAGATCTTTTAATAAGGCTAACACATTTGGATCTTGTGTTTCTTCTTTATTTTTACATGGGTCCTGTTCTGTACTAGATACTGATTTTGGCTCTTTTTTTGATTCTGGTTTTAAACTCTTTTTCTCTGTCTTTTTCTTTGGGTTAGAACCTTTTATTTCTTCTTCATCATCTTCTGAAAGACTAATTGGATCATCTTCGTTTTCAGTTTCATCATTTAATAGATCATCGTCACTGCAAGTATCCCATTCATCTTCATCCTCATCATCATATGTTTTTTCTCCAATTGTAAAAATAATATTGAATTTACTTGGCTTTTTTGAAACTGTTTCTTCTATTTCATCATCATCTTCTTCCTCATCAGAATCTTCTTCTAAATTATCATCTTCTTCATAATCATCGGATTCTTCTGTCTCTGACTCGGATTCAATAACCTTTTTACTCTTACCTTTATTACTGGATTTTTCTTTTTCCTTTTCTTTTTCTTTATTTTTTTCTTTATCTTTTTTATTATCTTCTTTTAAAGTCTTCTCTAATTTCTCTCCTGCCTTTACCTTATCATTCGCATTTTTGGAAGGAAATGTTTTGGCTAAAAATTTACGATATTCTTGCATATCCAATTCTTCATCTTCTTCATCTTCGTCATCATCATTGTAATCACTATCTGACGATTCTTCATTTTGTTTCTTCTTTTCCTTTTTATCTGCAACCTTTTTTTGTCTTGTATTATATTTTGGTTTAGGTTTATTATCTCGTGTCATGGTTTAAATAGTTATTATAATAATATGTTGTGTTATTTTTAAGTTATATTTAATAATTATTAATTAATAATTAATAATTAATAAATAATTTATATTGGATCATATGATTATATAGTTGAAGGAAACCGGTTTCTATCTTGATAAAAAATACCTCTATGTCCTTCAATGTAACTCTCCAAATCATATCGCATTATATTTACAGGAAATTTCTCAGAAAATTTCTCCAAACAAACATCCATATATCTCTCTTTCATCATCCTTGCAAAATGAAATAACTCGGTTGCTCCTTTTTTAGAAACACCAATCGCATGTAATCCTCGTATAAAGCCATTAACAATAGTTACACTATTATCATTTATTTTCTCCTTATGTACTCTTCTTTTTATAAACCCGTAATCACAAACACCCAAATAAAAAAAATGGGATGAAATAGATTCATATTTTATGATTTCATCTACCGTAACTTCTTCTAAAATATTTATATCATCTTCAAAAACATATACCCATTCATCTTCTCCATGAGCAATTATATTATATATTTGCATCATACTGATCTTATTTGATAAAACCTTATCCTGATTTGGAACCGCTTGAAACAAATTGACTTCAAACCCTATTTTTTCTAAAAGATGTTTAGAAAACTGAGTTCTTTCTGATTTCTCATTGCAAGTCAAAACATAACATTTTCTTTTGTTCATATTGTTATATTCTTTTATAAAAATATTATCCTTTAAATACATAAGTTTTTGACTATTTGTTTGACTATTTGTTTAACTATTTTTATTTCTATTTTTATTCTTTAAAAAGGGTCTAAAATGCAGAGATTTTTAAAAAGACGGAATAAAAGTCAAAATATAACTATCTTAATTAATTTTTAAATTGATTTTTTATTGAATAAAATTAATTAAAAATAATAAATAAAATTGAAATTAAACAATATAAATATTATTATTAATATAATATATACTATACGATGTCTAAGAACTCTAAAACTATGCAAAATACTAGTTCCAAAATCATTGGTATCCAGTTTAGTGTGTTGTCCCCTGAAGAAATTCGTAAAGGTTCTGTTGCAGAAATTACGAGCAGGGATACATACATTAATAACAAGCCAGTGATTAATGGACTATTTGACCCCAGAATGGGGGTCTTAGAACCAGGGTTAATTTGTCCTACCGATGGACTAGATTATATGAATACCCCTGGATATTTCGGACACATTGAATTAGCAAAACCTGTGTTTTATATTCAATATTTGTCCACAATACAAAAAGTTTTGAGATGTGTCTGCTTCAAGTGCAGCAAGTTACTCGTCTCCAAAGAACAATACAAACAGGCGCTCAAAATGCAAAACCAAGCCAGATGGAAATATGTTGTTGATTTGTGTAAAGATACCAAGCGTTGCGGCGAGCACACCGAAGATGGTTGTGGTTGTTTGCAGCCCAAGCGCATCAAAAAGGAAGGCATTGCATCTCTTTACGCTGAGTGGGCGAATACCAGTGATGAAGGCGAAGACACCATTGTCATTCCTTTGACTCCTGAGTTGGTTCTTAAAATCTTCAAACGCATTTCTGATGAGGATGTTACCTTTATGGGTTTCAGTCCTCTCTGGTCTCGTCCTGATTGGTTTATCTGTCAAGTAATGGCTGTGCCTCCTCCTGCAGTCAGACCATCTGTGAAGCACGATGCGCAACAACGTTCTGAGGATGACTTGAGTCACATTTTAGTCAATATTATCAAAACAAATAGAACAATCCAAGAGAAAATTCAGAATAACGCACCGGAAAATGTGATTAATGAGTGGCTTGATGTGTTGCAGTATCATGTGGCAAGTCAAATCAACAACAAAATCCCTGGTTCCAATCCTGTGGCTCAGCGCTCTGGTAGACCGCTTAAGTCTATTATGGACCGATTAAATGGCAAGGGTGGTCGTATGAGAGGCAATTTGATGGCCAAGCGTGTTGATTTTAGTGCACGTTCAGTCATTACTGCGGACCCAAATATCTCCATCAGAGAATTGGGTATCCCTATGAAAATTGCCAAGAATATCACCAAGCCTGTTGTTGTCAACCGAGTTAATCGCGATTTCTTGACCAAATTGGTGCAAAATGGTCCTGATGTATGGCCTGGTGCGAAAATATTAGAAAAATCTAATGGAGTCAATATTACACTCCGTTATCTTGATAGAAAATCTATTGTTCTTGAGGACGGCGACATTGTTCATCGTCATATGATGGATGGTGACGCAATCTTATTCAATCGGCAGCCGACGCTGCACAGAATGAGTATGATGTGTCATATTGCAAGAATTATGAAAAAAGGAGATACGTTTAGAATGAACGTAGCCGATAAACTTGGTGTCGGCAACAGGGAGCGTTAAAAGCGTGCAACTCCCTAGTCATATTACTGTAAAGTAATATGGCGACATGATCA